CATCATCTATATCTGGAACATCAATAATCACAGGTGGTTGTCTTGTATCTACTATATGACTAGAACTAGAAGATGTAGTCTGCCCTCTAATAGATTTACTTTCTTGTCTTGTGATAATATCAGTATGAATATTTTTTACACTAATAATAGTAGATTGAACAGTATCTATAGATCCAGATGACTCAAATGCCTTACTTGCATCACAAGAAACACTTTCTGCTATTTGACTATTAAGTCTATTACTTGTAAGTCTGAATACTTTTTTACCAGTTTCAAATTTAGGAGTAGTTATCTCATTAGGATTTGGAATAAAGAAAGATCCAATCACACTTCCTACATTATCAGTTCTAAGTCTTATATTGGAAATAGAAGCTTGAGCATTAGATGATTGACCTACTAATTTAAGACCTTTTTCAACATAACCATAAAATGTATTCTCTTCTTTATGAGATAAAGAATCTAAATTTACATTAAGAAGAGTAGATGTTGAAGAATATAATTCAGGGACATTTATAAGATCTGAAGAAGCAGATGAAGTATTATCAGTTGTATCTGATGATTCAGGAACTATAGTATCTACTAAAACACTTAGACCTTTTAATAATGGAGTAAATTGATAATATGGATTTCTAGTATAAATTTCTAAAGGATCTGTTGGATTTCCCCTCTTATGATTTGATTGAGCTACACTAAATCTAATTAATTCATCTCCATCGCTAGTAGTACCTATAACAGTTTCGCCTACTTGGAAAGTTCCAGTAGTCATTGATATTTCAAGTAATTTGGGAATAATATACTTAGATACATCTTGACCGTCAAAGAATGCATAAATCCCAGTTGAAGGCTTCAGAGTTCTAGCATCAAATTTGATGTTTCTAGATCTCATATAAGCACTTATTTCAGTATTGATTACTTTAGGTCCTTCATTTATAGTATTAAAGGTTTCTCTGATAAGTTGCTTAGATGCTGTCCTTGTAGAAGTACCAGTTCTAGTTTGACTTGTAGTTGTAGTTCTTACAAGATTATTTCCTCGCCATTGATCATAACTACTAGATCCACTATTATCCCATCCAGTCCAGTTGTCAGACCATCCTCCCCAAGTTACAGGACCATATCCAGTTCTAGAATCAAATCCAGATGCGTCTAATTGTTCTGTACTTTCGGTGTAAGTGGTAAGATCTTCGTTTTTAGTCTCAAGCACAACTTCATCTACCCATATATCACTATCTGGTTGTAAATTTATAGTTCCTCCATAATAACTTACTAGATAAGGAGTAACATTTTCAACTCTGGTAGCAAAAAGTTGTTGAGCAAAAACTACATCCTCATAATCTAATGTTATTACACTTCCAGTTCTTCTAAGACCACTAAGGGTATTAGGTTCTAATTTAAGATCTAATTCAGTTGTATATGGTGTAGGTCTTAATTCGCCATTATGATAATCTATAGCATTTTTTACTCCAGTAGTTTTAAGTTGATTTTCTGTATTAGAAAAATCATCTACAAAGAAACCAGATTTAAATCTATTTAAACCATCAGCATCAGTGATCTGCATATTTAAAGTTTTACTTTCTAATAAAGAAAGTGAAGTATAAAACTCTAAACTTTCAATTCTTTTCTCAAGTTTATTGATATCACTCATCTGATATCTCTTATAATTTGCAAGAGTTATATTTGCATCATTTATATTGAAAAGGTAAGCAGGTAAAGAAATAGAAGCTACTTCCATAGCACCATCAACAGGTACAGGCCACTCTGGAGTCTCAGCAGGAACACCTCTTACTAATTGAAAAACTCCATTTTTAGTAAGATATACTTTATCTAATCTAGGAAGATAGAATGAATAACCTAATAATAGAGACCTATCAGATGCTAAAATATTTTTAGATGAATTCCCTGCTGCAGTAAATGATCTACCCAAAAATTCAAATGGAGAACGTGTTGTTCCAGAAAACTCACTTACTCTAGGTCTTATATCGATAATATCACTTACTCTTGTATCATTAATTTGATGTAATAAACTATATCCAAAATTCTTATAAGAATTTATAGTAGTAATATCACCATCATCTGATGCTGTATAATATGCAGATTCAAATATTACTTTTAAAGGTTTGACAGGAGCATCATAATTAGATTTTCTTATTATTCTAGAATAATCATAGATAGTATCTCTTTGTCCATCATTGTAAGTAAATTCTTCAGTTATATTATGAGAACCTAAAGTAAGAGAACCTATTGTAGCCTTAATTTTAGATTCAATAGCTACAAGAGTTTCTCCAACTTGAAATTTATAATCATTTAATGGAGTATAATTAATAGAAGAATCAGTATTTTTAGAAACATAAGCAGCACGAGCTTGACTCTTACTACCTACTAGATATTCTCCAATTAAAAAATCACCAGTTTTTCCTGTTGGACTGTTAATAGAAGAAAAAGTTATTATTGGTAAGGAAGCAGAATTAGTATCATTAGATTCATATATTCCTAATACTTTAGTAACATCAGGAACATTTAAAGAAATTTCAGCATCTTGAACTCTAGTACCATAAACAGTATTATAAGTAAGACCATCATTTAATGTAGTAGTACCAATACCAGAAATAGAACTAGCTGATCCTACTATATTTAATACATTAATCTTTTGCTTTTCTTTAATTTTTGCTTTTACTTTTATTTTACGTAATGTAGCTATCAATTTAGCTCCACTATTAGTTCCTAATCCATTAATAATTAATTGAGTAGATCCTTGATTAAAATCAAATTTATCTGCTGATAAAGGTTCTATAGTTCCATCAGTTCTTATTAAAACATAATCCTCTTCATCATAAGGTAAAAATGTTTCTAAAGCACTTCCACTGCTGATACTATTAGTAGAATTATCAGTAATAGTTACATCAAATTGTTTTTTAATTGTAATATGAGAATCTGTTAAATCTACATTTTGAATATTATTTTTAGGTAATTTTGTATATAAAGTATTATCTTCTGAATTTTGGAATTGAGAAGTAAGTACCTTGAAATTTGATGGATTTATGGGTCCAGAAGTAGAATCTCCAGCTATTATTGTAGGCAATCCACCTTCACAAATACCAGAAACAGTAGAAACTCCAGATATAGTTAAAGAATTTTTAGAAACACTTTCAACTCTTGCGTATGAAACAGTGCTTTTACCTGGATTACTATACTCTACAATATTTCCAACTGTAGCAATTCCAATAAAGAATTTATTAGGATCAGTGCTAGTAACTGTAGAAATTCCTAAAGATGCTCCTGAAGTAGTAGCTGCACTAATATTAACTTGACCTATATTGGAAAATAATTTTTGCTGAACGTCAGCATTGAAAGTACTTGCTGTACTTACAGTTCCATGAATGGATTTAATATCACTAGTAGTGTATGAAGTAGATCCTACTGAAACACTTCCACTTTCTACTCCATTAAAAATTAATTGTTCTCCAGTAACAAATTTTCCTCTAGTATTATAAGCAGTAACAGCAGTACCAGTAGAATTATATCTTAAATATCCAATAGCGCCACTAGATTTTCCTTCAATATGAGTAGGAACAACTAAAGCTTTTTCTGGATTAGTATTTAAAGTTATATTAGTATATGTTTGAATATCATATAAAGCAATATCCCATTGATTTTCTGCTAAATTAGAAGAATTATATGAACCAGATTCTAAAGCAAAATCATATACACGTGCCAATCCAATCTCTTGACCAGCAGCAGTTGTTGCTGCAGAACCAACTCTTTGATCTCTTAAACTTACAGTATAATCAGTTCCTATTCCTATTATAGGAGATCCAGAAACATTATTTAAAGAAAATGTTGGACCAGTTACATAGTTTAAACTTTGATTTTCTAAAGTTTTAACAGTTCTTGGTTTTGGAAAATCCAAATATGTTGGACTTATTGTTTCTACTTCATATCCTTCAACGTATGCTTTTCCTGGAGAAAATTTATAAGTTCCTAATCTACTACTTGGTGTATTATCGTTATAAGTTTTTTGTCCAAGATGAAAAAGTCCATTATTTCCCCTATAATCATTTAAAGTATTTTTAAGATTAAGTGAAAATGGTTTAATATAATAATTACCAGATTCATCAAAAGTTCTTCTTGCTATTTCATTTTCTATTTCATTATAATCACTATCTGTGCGAGCATTTATCAGTTGACCATATCTAACTGACATTAATTCTATAAAATTAGAAGGCTTCGATACTTCATATGGAACCTTAATTAATTCTACTGAAATAGATAATCTATCAGCACCTGGTGCAGTATAATTACTATATCCAGCAGCATTATCTGTTAGTTTTTGATCTAAATCAGAATTAACTATTGATTCATTAACCTTCAATCCAATCTTACAACTTACATCTTTACTATAAGGATCTAAAATAAGAGTTTGTTTATTTACTTCTAAAAAATACCCTCTTATAAAATAAATTCCAGCAGATAAAACAGCTGCAGCTCCTGTATATGAACATTGACCATTGACTAATTGAGCAACAGGTTCGCCAGTTTGAAAAGTAGTTCCATCCTTTGTAGTTAATATTGTATTATCTAATAAAAGACTTTCCCCACTTAAAAATACTTCATTATCTTCTCCACCAGTATTTAAATAACTAACAAATAAAACATACCAATCAGATCCTTTAAGAGATCCACTTAAATATGATTTAATTTTAGCTTTTACTCCAGATCTACTACCAATTACCACCTTACCCATTAATTTTCTAAGGTAAGTGCTTACATTTATACCTTCATTAAATATTTTAATTTTAATTGAAGGATATGATCCATTATATCTTACTCCACCCCCAGTAACTGAAGCACCATCTTTAAAGACATGTTGTCCAAATCTTTCAATCTGATTCTGAAGAATAGATTGAATTCCTGTTAATTCTCTAGCTTGTACTGGTACTCCAGGTTTAAATAATATTTTAGTATAAGTCTTTTTACTATCAAAATCGTCAAAATAAGGAGCGACGTTTAAATTGGTTTCCTGTGGCATGATTCTTTAGAATTGCAAAATGACTTTGATATCTTCTCTTTGGTTAGCAGACCTAGTAATAGAAGGTCTGTTATCAACATATATTATATTTCCAGAGTATTTTTTAATCTCGGGGTTTGAAACTCCTTTATTAAAACTCTGTCCAAGGTAATATGTTCTATTATTTATTACGGTACTTATACCAAGACTTCCTGCAGAACCAAAATTAGTATCTATTCCTAAAGTACCTTCATTACTAGCAATATTTACATTTCCTCCTGTAGTAGGATTAGCAGTAAATGAATGTAATGAATATCCATACTTAGGATCTGTTTTTAATGATCCATCTGTATTAAATCCAACCAAACTTTTTTCTTGCCAATATTTTAAAACACCAGTAGTTTGATCATAAGAAACAACTCTACCTACAGCAGTTGAACCAACTCCTACAGTTTGAGTTACTTGTCCATCTAAATCAAAAGTAGCAGTAGTATATCCTGCTCCTATCAACTTTAGTGCATATAAAGAACTTGCTTTAGAAAGGGTTAAATTAGCAGTAGAATCAAAAGCTTGAGGATTTTCTACAATCCCAATTCTAGCAATTTGGTTTCCTGTTATAAAGTCTGGATTTTCTGAGTCATTTTCAATTTTAGAATAAATTAAAACGTTAGTTGCTCCCAATTCTCTATAAATATCTGCTCCATGTCCACCTTGAGGTGGAATAATAACATTAAAAACAGGAACTGTGGTTCCAGTAGGAACTCCTCCTGTTTCCAAATCTACAGTTCCATAAGTATAACCAGATCCACCTTTTGCTATATTAATAGATTCCACTTTAGCATCATTATTAATAACTATAGTTGCTTCTGCTCCTGATCCATCTCCACTAATAGGGACTCCAGTGTAAGTTCTATTAGCAGTTCCTATACCTGCTCCCCTATTAATAATAGTAGCAATTTTTAATTGACCACTAGTTGATGCATTATCTCTTACAGCAGAATTATCTGAACTTGTTTCCCAATCTGATGGGACAGGCATAAAATTAGTAGAATCAAACTTTGCAATATCACTTGGTTTAATAGTATAAAGATATTTCCAAATATACCCATCACCACTATCACCTGCTGTTTTAGGTTCAAGATCTGTAAAGTTGGGCTGATCTAGTGAAGGTCTTCCAGTAGTATTCTCTGGATTAGTACCATTTTGGAGACAAATATAAACTTTAAAATCTTCATTTACTACAAAATATTTTGCTGAATATAAATTAGTCGCACCAGAAGGTTGAGATGTATTTGTTCTACTAATATCACCCCTATACATGTCATAGGTTATACCTGAAGTCCAAGTATGTTTACTAACTACTCTACGTATATCTGAAGATGTTATCTTCTTCAATGCAATCATAGTATCCCAATAATCATCTTCTTGATCAAAACTATCTTTAGGAGCAGGAGGATTAGCGTCCCAAGTAGAAGAATAATTAGTAGCATTAGGTAAACCAACAAAAGAATAATATGAATTTGCTGAAGAAGTTGCTGCAGAAACAAAATTCTTAGCATTTAATATTCTAAGTTGATCAGTTATAATGGCGGACATTTTACGATTTTTTAGTTATTTATGTGTTATAATTTACGTATCTTAAAGGATTAACTCTTTCAACAATAGCTGAAGTAGTTATACCAACTAATCCATCACTATTACCAGCATAAGAGTTAAATATTCTAGCATTTCCCCTTGGAGCAGTATCAATTCTACCCCAACTATATTCACCAAAGAATTCACTATATCCCAATCCAGTTAGTCCATTATAATCTTGAACACTTACTGTTACTTGAGCAACATAGGTTAATCCAATTCCTATACCCATAGTTTGAGCAATAGAAACTTGAGCAACTTCATAAACATTATCTAAGAAGGAAGTTCCTATACCTACCACAGTACCATCTTGATATAGAGAAGTTACTGAAGCACCTACATTAGAATTAAATACTGTGAAGTAATATCCAGTAGAAATTCCACTTACTGTTAAAGCACTTCCTACAGTAGCTTCATTTCTGAATAATGAATCTTTTGGAAGAAGTAAATCAAATACAATACCAGTTGATGCTACTCCAACAGATGTTGTAGATATACCAGATATAATTCCAAAATCACCAGAGTATGATACATTCTCAATAGTTTCTATAGAAGTAACTGATTTAGGTTCTCCTATTAGAACTGCTGGAGCAGCAGTGCTAGTATAAGCAAATCCACTAGTAGTTCCTCCATAAGAGACTGTAATAGCATTTACAGTTCCAACACCACTAATAGTAGCAGTTGCTCTAGCACCTTGAGATGTTGTCAAACCTATAGGAGTAACAATAGAAACAGTTGGTGCTATTGTGTACCCAACACCAGGATTTGTAATATCAAATGAAGTCACTGTTCCAGCAACAGAAACAAAAGCAGTAGCAGATGCTCCAACTAAACTATCCTGTGATATGATTCTAATATCAGTTTGTCCAGTGTAATTTTCTTTAGAACTATCAAAGAAAGTTCTAATATTAGAAACATAAATTACAGTTGATCCTACTCCAACTGATTGAATAATATTAGTATTAGGGTATATTAGTGGTTCATAATGAGGTCTATCCTTAGTAATTGCCACTCCATCTATAAACTTATCTTTAGTTTGCCTAGACCAATTAAGAGATCTTTCAAAAGTCTCGTTAGTTGTAATTCCTGGACCAGCATAAGGATTAGTATTAAGACTGTCTGATGAATTAAGATTGGTTACTGTTCTCTTATTTTCTTCCAAAGAAATATCTTGATCATATAGTTTAACTTCATCTCCTTTTTTAATAGTTTCTAAAATATCTACATTAGTAACATCAACAGATCCTGTTCCTTGATAGAAAAGAATCTTAGAAGTATCTCCTTCTTTAGGAGCTTCTTTGAAGGTAATATAACTACCACCTTTAAAGTTATATCCTACATCAGGAACCTGAAGAATATCATTAATGAATACCAACAAAGCAACTTCAACATCAATATTAGATCCTGGTTTTGATTGAATAGTTTGCTGAACCCCATTTAAATTTAATGCAAAAGAAGTTGTTTTGCTATCAAATAATGAATCTAATGGATCTAGAACTTGGAAATCTCCCACAGTCCATCCAGCAAAACTATCACTTACAGTCTCATTAACTGTGAGTTGGAATTCTCTAAATTCATCAGCACCAGCAGTTGGAATACCTACAGCACCACCAACACCTATGGTCAACTTTTGAGTTTCACCATAACCATATCCTTGATTAATAATTTCAAAATCAATAACACTACCACCTAAACCAACTACTATATTAGCACGTGCTTCTGATCCTACTCCAGATTGATTTGAAGAATAGAATAGAGGCATATTATCATAAGATAATGGTTCATCTATAACGACTGATGGTGGATTGGTTGATGTATAACCAGTACCAGGATTGGTAATAGCAATACTTACAATATTACCACCACTAATAGCAGCAGTACCAATAAACTCAATATTAGGTGCTCCTGTACTTAAAGTTTGAACACCTACATTAACTACTGTCTGAATACCAGATCTATATCCAGAACCACTATTTCCAATACTTACAGAACTAATAGTACCCAAACCAGATACTACAGCAGTACCACCAGCAGCAACTAATGGTTGATATCCTAAACCTTCTGTAGATCCAACAGAAACAATAACACCACCTAAAGGAACATTAGATGTATTAGGATCATAGGATACTGAAGAAATAGATCCTGTAAATTGGACACTAGTAATTCCAGCACTTTCTATTAAAGTAAAGTCTCCTGGAACAGATACTCCACCAGTATATCTTTGTGGTCCTTGAGGAACCTGATTAACTAATAATATAGCATTACTAGTAGAGAATCCTGTTATATTGCTTCCATCAGACTGAAGAGTAAACTCAGTAGTCAGTCCAGTAAAGTTAGCAGAAATATCATCAAAGATATAGTTACCAGAATAAGGTTCATCAGAACTACCAGTAAGACCAGATCTCATGAATGATCTTCCATTAAAGGATGAATGAGTAGCAATACCGACCCAATCCCTTTCGTCTGGTTCATTGGTAGTAGTTGAAAGCGGAACTAATCCTACAGGAGCAGTAAAGAAGTTAACAGTGCTATCAACAATATTATAATTTCCTTCTACCTTAGTAATTAAAGTATTATTACTATGAACACCTGATTGTGTTCCCATCCAAGGTCTAGTTACTAATAGAACGTTGGTAGCACCCAATCCAACAGAATCCACTTTCATAATCTCATCACCAATCTTCAACATATCACCACCAGTAATAGACGTTATTCCTGATAGTTTAATCTTATCTGTAGTAGCAGATACATCAGCAGTAATAGTGGTAGTTACAGCAGTAGCAACTATTGGTGACTGAATGACATTATCAATACTCAATATACATCTTGAGTTTTGCTTCTTAGAAGTAAAGGAATGAGAAGTTCCAACACCAACAGCAGTAATATCCAAATAAGTAGGTGTAGTCTTTAAAGCATTTTCAGCAGAAGTAGCAAGTCTTAAAGTTGAATTATCAACCTTAACAGCATATACTGTAGAAGGCATTTTATCTGTAGTACCATATCCAGTTATAGCTTGTGACTCAATTTCAATTGCTGAAGTAGTACCAGCTCCAGTGTATCTGTAAGATAGTTCTTCACCAGTAACAAAGTAATGATCAGGTATTCTGATAGTATCTTCAGTTAAGTTAACTGTAGTTGTAGCACTTCCTACAAAGTTCCTCTTAAAGATTGGAAGTTGTCTATGCTTAAGATCAAATGCTCTCTTAACATCAGTCTCAGTAGCAGTATAAGCACCAAATCCAGTATCAATGGTAGCATTAGTTAAATCTATCTCATTAACCTCATTTGCCTCATCAACTAGTCTTAGAGCAGCTTGGAATACTCTAACTTGAACATTAGCACTTGCTATAGGAGTAAATGTTAGAGTAGTATAATCTCCAGAAATAGCAGCACCAAAATCACCAAGATTGGTTACAGTTTGGTTTATAGCATATTCTGTTATATAAGAAGTAGT